TATGTTGCTTACCATATATTTTTAGATATTTATACAGTATTTAATGGGAAAAATTTCGAAATTATTCCAGTATATTTCGTATATTGTTACCGGTAAGTATCTTTTTATGCCTAAATGGTAAAAATGTGTGTCTATTTACTGGATTTACCCCTGATTTATCAATATAATCCGTAGATTATAGCATATCACATTTTTTAATCATCCCTAATAATAAAATGTCCATCCAACAGTTCAACAAATACAACAGTTCGGCGAAACCCTATCATATTTACTATGATATGACCCAGGTCAACAACGACTCGTCGTTTCCTGCAATGCCAGTCCAATTCAGCTACAAGGAGACCCGTTCCAATCCCTTTCTCCTGTCTCCGCAGGACTACTATATGTCGATTGTTCGGTTTAACCTCCAGACACCGAGTCTCCCGGTGATGGTCCCGCGGATCAATGTCTCGACTGCTACGAATTTTGGACCCGTCTATCCCATCTCGGGAATGTCCGCTGCGACCGTTACTACTTCGAACTTTGTAGTCTATTTGTACGGCAACCTCTCATACCCGGTGGGTGCAGTGGTCTACCTTGGAAACAATAACGTCAACCCGCTAACAGCAGATGCATCTAACACGGGTAATCAGTACTTCCGAGTAGCCAGTGTCGTTGTCAGCCAAGGCGGTGCCAACACAGCCGTCACCCTACAGGGATATGCAGGAGCTGTCGGGAACCCGTCTCTGTATCCCTCTGGTGGGACCAGCAGTGTGACCTTTTACAAGGGGGGTACCCAGACTATTTCGTATGCTAGTCTTCCTATCACGGCTCTGACGTTCGCAAGTGGTCTCGTTACGTTGACAACCTCTGTCACGGGGTTGACCAACCTGTATCAAGTCGGCGATCGGGTCAATATCGCGAATGCATTGGGACTTAACGGCTCACGAACAGGGTTTAATGGCACCTATACGGTCTCGGCTGTGGCGTCCAGCACCCTTACGCTATCCGCCGGTTTTCTCACGGGCAGTACTCTCCTATCCTACGTGTCGGGCGGTGTTCTCCTCCCCTCTGTAGGAGAGTATTACAACCTGACTCCGTATGTGATCACGATGAATTACACGGTGTCTACTCAGACGTACAGCTACTCTCAGGCTGTTGTGTACCAGCCGGTAGATGGAACAGAGCCCGCCCCTGCCTGGTCGACTGTGGGGGAGCTAGGCCTAAATACCGAACAGTTCAGTCTCCAATACTACTATGTGTACGTCTATGAGTTGTTCATTAGAATGGTGAATCAGGCACTTACGAACTGTTTTTGGGGTCTCAATGGTCTTGTTACAAATGGTACGGGGTCAGTACCCGGCCAAGCTCTCCCTATGGCCAGCAGCTCGAGCTCTAGTACGTACCAACCCCCATCTATGAGCTGGGACCCAACCGCCCTGATCGCCTCTATTACTGCGGACTCTGCAGCCTTTACTGTTAGCCCTAGTGCAACATCCACTGTGTTTATCTACTTTAACCAATCGATGTCAACCCTCTTTGACTCGTTTCCGTACGTGTACCCGAATGTGCTCCCTGCCAGCCCTCTTTACTCCTACGTTTTGTTCAGTGCCTCTGCAAACGCCACGTCAACTATTGTGGGGTCTTATTCTTCGCTAGGCGTGTTTACGTCGAATTACACGGGGATCGTCGTATCACAAGACCACCAGACTGCATCTCTGATGAACCCCGTCCAATCCATCATCTTTTCGACAACATTCTTACCCGTCGTGATGGAGAATGTAGGGGCTCCTATTATCACTAACGGGAGCTCACCCGTCACCCTCGAGAAGAGCAACACGGCTAATGTCTTTCCCATCGTGACGTCCTTTATAGTACCATTTAGCGCAGCCAGTAATTATCTGCCGGACGTGACGTACACTCCTTCCAGCGAATACCGTCTCGTGGATATGTATGGCACAAGCCCCGTCCATCAGGTAGACGTTCAGGTGTTCTGGTCCGACCCATTCGGCGTTCGCCACCCCTTCTTTCTCGGGTCTGGATGTTCGGGTAGTCTCAAAATATTGTTTAGACGCAAGGATTACTTCAACGTCGACCTGGAAGAGTGAAAACCAGGAGGCTCGTGAATTTTTTTTAGTTGCTAGTATAAAAACAATGTCTCAGGATTTCACCAAAGTCCTCGTCAAAGACGACCGCTTAAACGTCACCGACGCCGTCAGCTATGCCGTCCATAAGGGTGGCCAGAATATGACGTCGGCGCAGTTTGCAGCCATTTCACAATCTCCCTCGTCGATCACCTTCAATATTCAAGTCCCGTCGGAACAAACCATTATCGATCGTCGGGTCCTCTGGCAAAGTACTGTATCCCTGTTGTTGACTGTGACGGGTACAGCTGCCAACGCAGGCCAGATGCCCATTAACTATGCGATGACGGATGCTCTTTCGGCGTTTCCTCTGCACCAGTTGGCCACTGTTATGACGGCCACTATCAACAATAATAGCGTGAGTCTGAACGTCAGAGATGTTCTTCCGGCTCTACTTCGATTCAATGATCGCCGGGAATTACAGCGCTACAACGGCGCAGCCCCGGTCGCATTCGACACCCTGGGCACTTACCAGGACGGTGTCGGTACCCTCTTGAACCCCCTCGGTAGTTGGGCTAACACCTCTGATAACGACCTGTTCGCTCGCGGCGCCTTCCAGCTGGTGGGTATGTCAGTGGTGGGAGCTGGTGCAACTGACCTCCCATCACCTCTTGTGGCTCCAGTGCCGCTCGTCAACGGAGTGTCTCAACTCATTCTCGTTAAGTTCCAGGTCTCAGAACCATTGCTTATCAGTCCCTTCATCTTTGCTCAGCCGATGAGCAACAACCAAGGCTTCTATGGCGTTCAGAATATGAACTTTGTGTTTAATATGGGTGATGCCAGTCGCGTGTGGCGTACAGCAAACTATACTGCGGCTGATCCTCTCGGTAGTACGTCAATCTCAGCCGCGAGTGTCGTGGCCTTCTCCGGTACTCGCTTGATCTTCAACTTTTTAACTCCTCACCCATCTGACCTGATGCCCGCTCGCAATGCTGTCCCATATTACGAATTGCCTCGTTTCATCACCCAACCAGGTGTCAGCTTCGCGGCATTCTCCCCGGCTGTTGCAGGTTCTGGCGTCCAGACGCCGGCGATCGTTCCGCTGTCAACTGCATCTTTACAGCTCAACCAAGTCCCCGATCGACTGATCATTCAGGTCCGACGACCCCTGGCTTCGACAGCGTGGGGCCAACCCGATGGATTCCTTACCATTTCGGGTATTAGTATCAACTTCAATAACCAGTCTGGTATCCTGGCATCGGCGACACAACAAGATCTGTATCGCTACTCGGTTGAGAACGGGAGCAACCAATCGTGGTTCGAGTTCTCTGGTCTGGCATCCGTCCCCGACCCGACGTCCGGTATGGGTAAGAAAATCCCTACGTCGGGCTCCCTCCTCGTGCTCGAATTCGGCAAGGATATCCAGTTGACCGAAGATTACTACGCCTCTGGCTCTCTCGGTAACTTCAACTTGCAGGTCATTCTGCAGGTATCCAATCAGTTGCCGTATGCGGTTACTCCGGAAATCGTACTGATCACGATGAACAGTGGTATATTCGTGAACGAGCGCGGCACGTCGAGTACCTACACGGGTATCCTCACCAAACAGGATGTGTTGGAGGCCTCGGCTCAAGCCCCGATGTTCCAGTCGTCTGTCCGTCGTATGGTCGGTGGCGGTTTCCTGGACTCTCTCAAGTCTCTGGGTATGCACTTACTGCCTCATCTCAAAAATTACGGTATGAAGAAACTGGGTGAAATGGACCATCCCGCAGCCAAAATGGCTCACGACGCTTTGAAGAAGATGGGTCACGGACATTCGGGCGGCGCCCGGCTGGCTGATCGTCTACAGCACTAATCGAAAAAAACGGTCTTATTTTTTTCGTTACCGTAGTATAAAAATGGCTAATATCGAAGTAGGTAAAGTTTTCCCGCTTTACAGCGCCTCCTCTGGTGCCCTTGCTGCAGGTGTCGCAACTATCGCTTCTTCCGCAACTGTTCCTATCAACGGTACTTCTGTGATTCGTTCGATTGTTCGGACGACTAAAGCAGGTACTGACGGTGTACCCACCGCGAGGATTGTCATACCAACTGGTGCAGGAGCTGGTGCCGTCTGGTCTATTGCAGTGGCCTCATCTAATGCCGCTGATACGAGTACATACTCTGTGTACTGGGTGAACGAGTACCAAGCTTCTCCAAATCTTGTTCAGGGCGTGGCTGCGACCGCCGCACCCTGCCAATTCGCTCCGTAATCCCCTATTCCGTTTTACTTTTTTTGTGCCGTACTAGTAAAATGCCATACAACAATAGATACAACCGTGCAATCGCATCGGGGTTGAGTGGTTACAACCATCGATACGCCCAGTTATACGATTACTCCCCCGTTGATGGGGGAGATATGAGGATGACGGGCGGGGCCGCAGGAGTTCTCTTCCAGATGGGAAACGCTTCCAAGCGTGACGGAGAGGACAATATGTACAACGAGGATCTCGACCTACCAGCCGTATACTATGAGGGCAACTCTGTATCGGGCGGGAACGGATTCGCAGCCGGGACATACCGGGATCGGGGCGACGGTCGCGTGGATGGCGTTGCGTCCGGTGTTTTTAACAAGGGCGCGGGGATGTCCGGTGGCGCCTATCGTACTCTACCCGTAGAGGGTCTGGGGATGTCCGGTGGTGGTCTATTGGACGACCTTCGATCCGGGAAAGTGTCTGGTCCACAGATTGAAAACGCACTTAAGTACACGGGTCTCATTGGTAACGGTCTTTTTGAGGACCTTCGGTCCGGAAAGGTGTCTGGGCCTCAGATCGAGAGCGCTCTTAAGTACGCGGGTCTTGTGGGTGGTGGTCTGTTCGATAGTGGTCTGGCCAGGGACCTTCGGTCTGGGAAAGTGTCGGGACCTCAGATTGAGGACGCCCTCCGCTATGCGGGTGTCTTGAAAGGAAGCGGTTTCTTTGACAATTTCGTCAAGTTTTTCAAGGAAACGCTCCCATCTAAATTGAATGAGGGGGCCCAGGCCATCAATTCGGTAGTGCAAAAGGGGCGACAAGCCATCGGTATGGCTGGCGGGGCCATCCTGGGAAACCCGGACCCCTATCCGGTGAAGGGCAACTCTTGCCGGGTGGCAGGTCGCGGGATGTCTGGCGGGGCGAGAGATATCACGGGGGATTTCAAAGGAGATATCAAGCTCAGTAGGCTGGGACGGGGGCACTACAGAATAGTGTTAAAGGACGGTTCAGAGCGTATCTTCAAAAAACGTGGTGATAGATTCACTGAAGGTAATATCAGTAAGAGTAGGGCAAGAATGCCAGCTGATGAGAATATTGTAC